GTACGCGTGTACTCGCGACACCGCTCGAAGATGTCGAGGAACTCATGCGGCATGTCGTAGTGGACTATCGGGTCGTACCGCGCCCCGTGCTGCCCGCTACTTGCCGATGAAGACGAGCTTGCGCTGAGTGAGTCCGTCGCAGGCCGCACAGTGCCCCCAATCAGGACATTCCACGGCAACCGCAGGTCGATGCTGCTGCGGCTTGAGCACGCTCTCCTGCGGCAATACGTTGCGCATGATGGCCGACACGCACGGGTAGCGAACGCCGTTCGGCGCGACGAGGAAGTTCATGCTCGTGCAATGGACGCGCCGCCGGTACCGTTTGGCCGACATCGCAGCGAATTTCTCCTTCTGATCGAAATCGACGCTGAACGGCCACTTCATTTTCGAAAACGCGGACTTCACGCGCTTCACGCGAGCGAGGGAGTGCCCCTTCCAATTGACGGAGTGCACGCTGCCCGTGAAGCGAGAATGCGCCGCCAGCGTTGCAACGTTGTCGACTACGCGTTCGACCGGGCCGCCGCTGGGGTGATACGAACCGAGGAAGCGAACACGCCGCGTCACGCGCTGAGCGAACTCGTGCGTATCGTGGGTGAAGTTGGTGTAGATACGTACTTCGATCGAAGGATCGATACCGTTGACCAGCGCGACGAGTCCAGGGTACAGGAACGGCTCACCGCCAGTGAACACTACGTTGCGCCGTATGCGGTTCACTGCGGAAGCCCACGCCGCCGGCGAAACAAGCTCGTACGAAGCCACGGGCTCGAACGCGCGGTTGACGCAGTACGGGCACTGGAGGTTGCATTTCAGCGTCAGGAATACACGCATGCGACCGTCGTACGCAGGCACGGGTCACTCCACTCGAAGAATGCCTATACCAGGTACGCGCCCCGGCGTGGTGCTCGTGAAACACGCATGCTTGGGGTACTTCGGCGATATCTCCTCCCAGAAACGCTTCGTTCCGTACGGCTTGCCCGTCGCAGGATGGACGTTGACGACATCGTGCAGCTGTATGATGCCGCCGCTCGGTACGAGCGGCGCGTAGCGCTTGAAATCGTCGCGGACGTCCTCGTATTTGTGGGAACCGTCGATGTGCAAGTAGTCGATCTTGCCCCCGGTCGGCGCCAACAGCTTCGCCACCGTCTTCGCCGCGCGCGCACTGGTACGGCGCAGCACGTGTGCATCGAAGCCTTCCTTGACCAACTCGCACGCGACGTTCATCGATTTTCTGTAATGTGCCTCTTTGGGAAGCGGGTCGACACCGATGATGACGGCCCCGGGCGCAAGGTAGTCAGCCAGCGCAAACAACGAACCGCCCTGCCAAACGCCCACTTCCACGAACGAACGCAGCGGTCGGTTGTTGGCGAGCACGAGACGCATGTACGCGTCGAGCTGCGGCAGCTCATCGCCGAACTGCAGCAGTTCGACGTTGTGCGCCTTCAACCAGCTGAGGCGTTCGGCGCGGGTCATGGTCACATCCTCACAATGCCGATACCGGTGAACGCTGGGTTCTCCGTGTTGTTCGCGAATTCGATCGTGCGATCAACGTATTCGGATTTGAGATCCTTCCAGTACTGCTGCACGAACCCGCGGCTGTCCTCCAGGGACGGCTGTGGACCCAGCACATCCGGGCTCGTGCAAATGTCGTGCAGCTGTACGATGCCTCCCTTTCGGACGAGCGGAGAGTACGTCTCGAAGTCCGTCCTCGCACCGGCGTACGTGTGATCACCGTCTATGTGTAGATGGTCTACATCACGGCCACCCAGAATTTCTTTCACGTCGTCAATCGCGTCCACGCTGAGCTTCGGGACGATGTGTACATCGAGGTTCCTGATGTCGCGCAACCGCTGCGCGACAGTCTCCGCCATCTGCCTGTTACGGCGGTCGTTGCGCGCGACATTGCCATACTTGTCGACGCCGACGACGAGACCGCCTTCGCGCACGAACTGTGAAAGGAGCAACAGTGTACCCCCGCGCCACACGCCTATTTCGACGAACACGGAAGTACGAGGCCGCCCGAGCATGAACTCGTACAACTGCTCCAAGTCATCCAGGTTCTGACCAGCACTGATTCCCTGCGACTTCAGCCAGTTCAAGTTACGTTCGAGCAGTCGATTCATTCGTTTTCCTGACTTTTGGCAGTTCGGCGAATGCGCACAGCCTTTCAGCAAGAGCAGACGGAGCCGGCGGCGAGCCCTTCTCGTGAAGAGCAACCTGCACCGGAGTGCCAAATGGATTCCAGTACGACACGTACCGCGCGTAGTTGCCGCGCCCGATCACGGGCTGATGGCAGTCGGTGGCCCATACGAAATGCGGTGTGCCACACAACGATGCCAGATGCATCGGTCCGCTCGACGGCCCGAGCACCAGCCTGGCCGCTGCAAGTGTGTCTACGAGCTGTTGCATCGGTAAGCCTCGCAGATCGACCGTACCGCGCGGCGCGAATGCCGCGGTCGTCGACCCGATGGCAGCTACCTGGCCTACATGAGGAACGACGCCGCGAACGACGAGCAAGTGAAGCAGCTCGTCCCACCGATCGCGGTCGTAGTTGTCGCCGCCGCGCGGACCAGCGTCGTGCCTGTCGCGGGCATGAACCACGAGCGGATAGGTCTTAGCTGCCGCTGCGGCGTTGCCGAAACGGATGAACGACTGCGCGCTCGCAGCGCGACGGCGCAGCTTGCCGACAGTATCATCGAGGCGTATCACGCGGCGTCCTTGCTTCTTGGCCGAACGACATTGTGATACGAGCAGCGCACGTGCGCGTGACAGTTCGGTCGGGTTCTTGACGGAGTTCACGTGCAACAGGTGAGCGTCACGAGCGCAGCAGATCGTGTGCGGGATGTACGTCGGCGACATGTCGGCGTAAAGCGCGTCATGGCCGCGCGTGCTGCACACGACGACCCGCGAAGCACCTTGCGCCAAGCGGCGCACGTATGCCTGCCATTCCATCAGCTCCCAGCCGAACTCGGAGACGCAAGGTCCGGCCACGACAACATGTCCGCTCGGGTTTCTCACGGCGTCTCGTTATAGCAATAGCTAACCTGCCTGTGACCCAACCATCTGCTGCAGCGCCTGGAAGCCGCCCTGCTGCTTGGCCTTCTGCCGCACGTCCTCCATCTTCTGGATGACGAGCGCATGTAGTGTCTGGTCGGACTTCTTGAGCTTGAGCAGTTCAGATTTACGCGCCTCGTACGGCATACCGAGCATCTGGAGCGCGATCTGCTCCGCTTGCGCCATCATGTCCTGGGGAGTGGTACCTGCGCCGCCACCGCCAGGGGCGCCGCCCGGCATCGGCATGCCGTCAGCCGGCATCGGAGCGCCGCCTGGCATCGGAGCGCCGCCCGGCATCGGCATGCCCGGAGGCATGCCGGGCATGCCCGGCGGCTGCGCTGCTGCCTGCTGCGCCTGTTCGAATGTCTGCTCCATCTCCTGCTGCTTTGCCTGTTCCTTCTGGAAGCGCGCCGACGCGTCTTGGTAGAACTTCTCTTCGTCGAACATCCGATCGACCTCGGAGCGCCAATCGATGCCAAACGGCGAATACGCCGTCTGCTTCGAGATCTGCTGCGATGCAGCAAGCTGCAACTGAATCTGCTTCCGCTCGATGTCTTCGGCGAGCGTGACGGGCTGGAGCCGTCCCTGCGCCTTCTCCCAGTTGAGTACGTCGGTGATCGTCTCGAAGAACCAGTCGATCCATCCGTTAAGCGCCGAGACGAGGTGCGTCCACGTGCGCTCGAACAGCCGCAGCGCCATCGGTGCGGCCTGAACCTGCAACGTCGCCTTGAACAGCTCGGCCGGGAAACCCATCGAATTGAGAAGCTCGTCCATGCCGGCGTTGATCAACTCGAACGGGGCGAGCTGCTTGCCCTCGCCGCCGATCGCCTGGTACTGGATCGGAAACGGAAGCGCGTTCCACGACGCCGGATCTCGCTGGTGCCGCCGAATCATGCCCATGACCCGGTTGTTGAACGACGCGATGTTCATATGAAGGAGCGGGTCGGCTTCACCCGACCCAGGCCCCTTGCCCGGCGTGATGACCCGGAACGGAATGATGTAGTCGAGTCCGATCGCCTCGTTGTACCGCTTGAGCACCTGCACGTACCACGCCTGCTTGAAGTTCGAAAGGAGTCGCGGGATGCCCCACCCAGCGTTGCGGAAGCCGGCCAGTGTCTCTTCCTTCACGTGGTAGATCACGCCCGGGTTGAACTTGAACCACTGGTCTTTCTTGATCGCCTCGATGATCTCCCACGGCGTCGACTCGATGAAGAACTTGGTTCCCTTTCGAATCTCGCGCTTGAAGTTCGCCTCGGGGATCCAATAGTAGACCGTCTCGTGCGAGACCGGATGGTAGAGCATCCTGATCTCGTGCGGCGACCACCGGATGACCTTGATCTTGTCCTGCTCGACGCTGCGTCGATCGATCCGCTCGAACGTCCCTTCAAACTTGCAGTTCGAGCACTTCGCCTTGAACTGCCATTGCTCGAAGGAGTATGCGATGTGCTTGAGCGACCGCTCCTGTCGGCATTTCGGGCAACGAAGATGGCGACGGAACGGGATGCGGATCGATGTGATCGCATTCCCATAACACTGCTTCGTGAGAACGGCGTTCTCAATGACGAACGTGTGCGTTTCCATTTCGACGCAGCAGAAGACCTCATCGACGATACCAGTCTCCCTTACGTCCTTGATGCCGATGTACTCGCCGTAGTTGGTGTCAGTGCTGTTATCGTCGAAATTCTTTCTGTGCTTGGACAGCAGGAAGTCTGACGTGGTCATGAACCGCTTGAGCAGGGTGACGTAGTGCATATCACCTTCGTACTCGTCGACGCGACCGTCGGCGCGAACGAATCTGCTGACTTGATGATAGCCACGTACAGGACCAGCAGCCATACCAATCCTCGGCAGCTGCTCGACAATACACTCCAGCGTATTCTTGGCTTTCTGCGTCAGGACAGCGCAGCCATTCGTGTCCACGCTGCCAGCTGCTGCGAGGAAACCACTGACGAAGCCGTACCAGTAGCTGGCACTCTTGGAGTTCTCAGGTAGTTGCTTGTAATGCGCAGGCAGCCCGAAGACTGTCACTGATCCCGCATTGGCATCCTCGACAGGCTCACCGCCGTGGCCTTCAAAGTACGGCAGCAACTCAGCAGCTTTGGCGCCAAAGAACGTGGCCTCCGCGTGCGGCGTCTTGCGATCACGATTGTATAGTGAGCCGTCGCCGAACGTAAATCCGTGGCGCACACCCTCGAAGTAGTCCTCGTCTTTCTCGGGGCGCGGAGCTACGACTCTCGGTATTCGATAACGAGGGCGCAACTCCGATGTCGGCACAACAACGTCTTCGCCTGAACCGCGCTTCACGATCCACTGGTGCTCGGGTGTAGCAAGGACGGTGCGGCCGTCGCTGAACTCTACCTCTAGCAATCTCTGCCTGCCGAACGACTTGAACTCGGCCGGACGATAAACACCATCCTGCGAGAGGACATCCACGGTCTTCCCTGCAAGATCGCGCAGCTTGAAGATACCGTCGCGCGTCACGGTTTTGGTGTCACCGTGAAAGCACATCCAGTCGTCACCGATGTAGGCGAGCGTGTCGATCAGGTGGGCCTGCTTGTCGATGAACTCCTCGTACTTCTCTTTCTCGTCGTCGCCGACGTCGCTCAGCTCGATCTTCGTG